GCCTGCTTTGCCGCCTCTTGCTGTTGACGTAGGCGATTCGCATTCTCAAAGATGGCGTTATACTCGTTCTGGATGGCCTGAGTGCGGGCCAGCGGACGCTGTTGACGCAGTGCCGTGATCTGGTCCTGAAAGTTGAGCTGATTTTGCACCGCAGGGTCGGCTAAGGCGCGAGTCTGCTGAAAGAGCGGCTGTGCGGGCGCTTCTTGGATGCCGAAGTAATCAGCAGGTGTGCGGAGAAAGGTGACGGGCATAAATCAGGCTTTTTTGCGGTTCATGGCCTCATAGATGAGAGCCTTCTGCTTCTCGGGACTCATCTTATCGGAGTCCTCGAAAGCAATACCACGGAACTTTTCACGGCCAAGCTCGTCCTTTTTGCCGGTTGGAAGGGCGGCAGCGAATTTATTGCTCTTGCCTTGGCTCGCGGCTGTTTCAGCGAAGTATTGGGCGGCTGGCTTACCCTCAATCGTGGTTGGTTTCTTCGGACCTTCTTTTCTAGTGCCTGATCCGAATCGGCCCATCACAATCTTCTCGCCGGAAGGGTAATTGACGATCTTGCCGCCAGTGGGGCGTTGCTGGACGGTTTGCACTTTAGCAGCAGCCGGAAGTGGCAATCCTGCACGGGAAGCCGTTGAGCGCGCTATATCGTCAACAGCGCCCGGTTTAGCTGGAACGTAGGGAATCACACCCTGCTCCTCTTGCTCGCGTTTGCGTCCAGCTACGGCAGCAGTGGCTTTTTGAGCCTTTGTGGCAGACATGCGAACCAAGTCGCCCAACAGGTCGCCCGAAAACTCGGCAGGCTGGTCTGGATTGGCGCGAAAGGACGGAGGGATGAACAGGGTCGTTGCCATAATTAGCGGTTCTGATTGGAATTGCCAAACGAGCGAAGGACTCCAAGCCCGCGTCCGAACATTGGATTACGAGGCTTTTGGAAGCTGGAAACAGCCGGGTTTCGAGCGCCCATGAACGAGTTATTCACAATATTCGTTCCCGCACTTGAGGTATTACCGAGGTATCCACCCTGCGGAGGAGCGCCGGTCGTAGGAGGCGGAGGCGTTCCTGCCTCTTTGGACTGAGCGGCGAGAGTGTCTAGCTCATCCTCCTGCGGACCCATGAGATTACTGCGAATCATCCCAAGTTGGAGGCGCTGCATCGGGTCGCGAGTGCGGCGGAAAGCCTGTTCTGCAAGGCGAGTCGGGTCCATTGAGGAGCGCCCCACCTTTGTTGCCGGACGCTGGGAAATAGCCAAAGAACCGGGGTCTGCTATTTGACGGTCTTTGAAGGCTGAACTGCCCGGACCTTCAATCGAGTTCTTTTGCAGCATGTCCACCTGCGATGGTCGAGATGCACCAGCCTGCGCCCTTTGGAGGCTGCTGCCGCTAAAACTGTTCATGGGTGACGGTGTAGCCATAGATCAATGAGTCTGGAGAGTTGAGCCTGCGGATTGAGGGAAATGAAAGGGCATCGTCGGGCGAATTGCGCCTCGATTTTGTTTTAGCCCTTGGTTGAGAATTTCGTAGCACTTAGCCCAGCGTTGGTCGGCCTGAGCCTCCTCGTAAGCGCCTTGGTCCTCTAGGCGAACGGCAATCAGGGCGTGCTTTAGAGCGCCGATGTTGTCAGGCCAGATGAGGTCGGTTTCAGCCACAGCGGGCACAAAACGACGCTTACAGATACAGCGCAGCCACGGCTTGCCGTCCTCGCGGGCAACCATCGTTCCGGTCTTGTAGCGGCGGTAGATTGGATTCGTCTCGCTAGGCTCGTAAACCGAAAGGACAGTCGGAGTGCCACTTGTCACCGAGGAAATAGTGACGGTGCCCTTGGTGCGAGGCTTGACGATCTGCGTGATGAAGATTTCGTCCGTTCCGGTGACGGTTGGATTAGCCAGAGTCAGGTTCTTTCCAGCCAGTCCATCGCTGTCGAAAAGCTCGTCTCCGCCTGCGTCATAGCCGTAAATGCGGCAAATCAGGCCAGCATCGTCTGGATTCGAGATGGTCAGACGGATAAGTCCAGCTTCCTCTTGGACCTCCTGAGTGCATACGTCCGATTGGTCGATGATGGTCTTGAGGTCGATGTCGGTGTCATCAAAATACCCCGGCCCCGAGGTCATAAACTCAATCATTCGGGGGTAAACGCCAGTAGGGTAATTGACTCGGGTGACGCCGATAATGGACTCCCAACGGCGAGGGAGGGTAATGTAGCCGGTCGGAGCTTGAAAATCGACTCTTCCGTAAGAGTTCTTCCAATTCCCTGAGTTGATGATGCGCTCACACGCTTGGTTCAAATACGGCAAAAACTGCCCCGTCGTAGGGTCGGACGGGTCAACTTGCGCATAAAGTGCGGCTCTCGCGTCCGCTACGGTGAGTCCAGTGCTCATTTGGACTCGATTCTAATGCTTAGAATCAGGCTGGCAAGAACGATTTAAACCGAATAGAACAGGCAAATGGAACCATTTCCATGCAGCAGAACACGTCTTCGTATTCGCCATCCTCTGCCGGATGCCAAAGGCCATCAATCAGGTTGAATTTGGGCGTCTGGAGAAACTTCGTTACGTATGGGAAATGAACTTCTTCTGGAAGCACTTCTTTTTGTATTGTTCCGATCTGCGCCCCCTCTTTACGCCTCCAAAAGCCACGAAAATCCCCCCGTTTTCTATCTTCAATATAATCAGATATTGCACTGTTCGTGTCTTTTAGGCTTGAAAAGATTGTCATCTGAAAAAACTTTTCGTTCAGCCCACGTCCCGCCAAGCTCATTGATTGAAAGATGAAATCTAATATCTCTGGATTTAGGGCGCGTCCCATATCCATAACTGGAGTGAGCGTTTTTGAGCCTTCTTGTATAATCTGAAGCGATGGGTTGGCCACATACTGTCTCAACAAATAATACTCAAGGCCATTGATGGTGACTAGCGGCGGCCTAACATCCCAATTCAAGCGTGGATCATTAATACTGATTCGTCTAACCCAGTTTGGCCCCATGCTGACGCCTTCAGGGTTTGGTCTAGTTCGACGAATCTTTTGGAGAGCCTTATCTAAAGAGCAGATAGCGTCTGCCATACTGTCCCTAAGCTCTGGAAAGTAGGGCCACGGATTCCATGTATGCTCACCATCCGTTAGGGAGTGATACTTGTCCAAGTCGTCGGAGGCGCTTTGAATTACCTCCATGAGTTTTATGGCCTGCTTTTCTTGTTCAGTCATAGAGATGAGAGGGCAATCGGGAATTTTAGGGTTTGCGAACGTGGCGCAGCGCCGAACAGACTCGCCAAGTCTCGCTAGTCGGCGAGCTGGGTGTTCGGCAAAATCTCAAACCAGTCGTGCAGGCGCGAGGGGTGGAAATCGAAGCCTGTCCATCCATCAGGGAATCGGCAGCGCAGCGACCACGGAGCACTATCAGGAGGCGAGATTGAGATCGTGCATTTTGCGTTGGTGCGGCGGTATATCGCCGAACAAGGCACTAGAGCCAACGCGGGCACCCGGTCGGTGGGAGGTGTTTGAGGTGTCGTCGTCATATATTATTCGCCGCGCGGCTCACCGCTGGCGTTCGGCCTAAAGATCACCACTGCGAGCGGTGCCTTCAAACCTTGCTTGGCGTTTCCGAATTTCGGGTATCCTCGCACGAATCGGATTTCATGGCCCATGATGTAGTCGTGCCAGTAAGAGGTGTTCGAGCGCACCGGGATCAGTCCGACCACCAGCACGCCGCGCTTGGCTTCGTCGTGGCACTTCTTGACCCATCGGGCGAGTTGCGCACCGTAGGGCGGATTCATCCACGCCACGCCTGACCACGGCTGTTTCAGGCCATCTTCGGCCAGCGTGAAGTGGTTTTTGCACTTGGCGTTTTCGTGGGTGCTGCATACGTCGAGCGTGAAGCCGAACTCGTCATTGAGTGGCTTCCATAGGCTTTCAGGTGTCGGCCATTCGTTCGTTGCGGACTTGAAGCGCAACTCGGGCCGAACAAGTCGCTGCTGGACAACAGCCGGGGCGGGTGAGTCTTTCATGGTGTCGGTGTCTCCTTTCGCCCCGGCTGTGCCAGAGCTATTGCGTTCGGCAGAATCATATCTCAACCTTACGCCAATCCCACCTCAAGATCAAGTCTTGCCTTACGTTAATTCGCACATACGATGCGTGAATGACCAAAGCACCTCCAAAATCTAACGTTGTCCAGTTCTCCAAAGGGCCACTGAACGTATGGGGATTTCGAGAAAATCTAGGGGCTAAAAACCAGCTCCAAGTCGAGCTTTTGTTGATGCAGCTTCGATTCGGCTCGCAGCGCCACCGAGACGGCTCAAAGAACGAGAAAGGCTTGCCTGCATGGCGGCACTTCATGAATGCTGTGGAGTTGATCTGGAACTACAAGGATTCGCCTACGCCTTTCATCTGGCATCCGTGGGCCATTCAATACGCCAAGGACGCTTTCAAGCACAAGCGATACGCCGTAACGTCTGGTGGCTCTGGTGGTAAAACCGAGTTCTTCGCGGTCTATGCCCTCGTTTGGTGGCTGGCTAATCCGTTTGCCAACGTGGTTCTGGTCAATACAACGACCATCAAGGACGCGGACGGGCGCATTTGGGGGAGTATCACGAAATTTTTCTCAGGGATGATAGCGCCTCCTCCCGGCAAGCTGATTTCGTCCGGCCACTGCATCAAGTCGGTGGACACCAAGACAGGCCAAACCCTCGACAAGTTCGGGATTCGCCTGTTCGCCTGCGAAAAGTCCAAGGAGGCGGAATCCAGCCGCGCTATTCGAGGCCAAAAGCACGGCCCCGGTGGTAAGATCATCGTGATTATGGATGAAGCTGCGGAGCTTGGAGTTGCCATTCGTAGCGCATTTGAAGAAAACCTTACGCAGAACCCAAACTGCCAGCTCATCGCCTTGGCGAACGCCAATACGCCGTTCGATAACTTCGGGGAAATCTGCAAGCCTAGAGATGGCGGATGGGAAAAATACGACCCTGAGTGGGACTCATGGGAAGGTGAAGGAGCATTCGTTCGCCGGGTAAACGTAGAAACATCGCCGAACATTGTCTATGGGCGAACCATCTACCCATTCTTAATGACTCGGGAGATGCTAAAGGAGAAGCGGGAACAACTGAGTAGGAACGGAGAGGACTTCCGCAAAAAGAAAGCATACTGGCGAGGCGTGCTAGGAGCCTTCCTTCTGGATGGTGATGACGAGACGATCTACTCGCCCGGAGAACTCCTCCGCGTGCCTGCCGATTGCGTCTGGCAAGGCGTGCCTACAAAGGTGGCTGGCTTTGACATCTCGCATACGACTGGCGGGGATAAGTCTGTGCTCACCATCGGGTCTATTGGCCTGTGTGTTGACGGCAAGAAACGCCTGCGTTTTGAGAAGCACATCGAGCTTGATGAGGACGTGACGCGCAAGGATGTGGACCGCACGACGCAGATGGTCGAGAAGCTGAAGGAGATTTGTCAGCGGGAGGGAATTACTATAAGCAATCTTGCCGTTGATAGCAGTGCGGGTGGTGGCAAGACCTTCTCTGATGCCATTTGGTCGAAGTGGTCGAATGGGTTCCTTCGAGTGGACTTTGGCGGCAAGGCTTCTGATAGGCCAGTGTCCGCTGCTGACCGCGAGAAATCCAGCGTTCGATTCGCTTCAAAAGTTAGCGAAATTTGGAGCGTGGGCAAAGAACTCATTCGCTGCGATCAACTGCGCAATATCACGAAGGAAATGGCGGAGGATTTAGTCTCTCGCAAATACAAGGACACCAAGGCGCAGGATGGCGGATCACGCATCAAGGTGGAGTCCAAGGTGGATATGAAGAAGCGCATTGGACGCTCGCCTGACGTTGGAGACTCGGCATTTATCCTCGTTGACCTTTGCCGCGAACGCCACGGTCTAAGCAGCATCGACAAGCCGGGGAACTACGGCAGCAAGCAGACGAATCCGTTGAAGAAACGGTTCATGGGGCTGGCGGAGTTGTTTGCGGCTTAATTAGGAAGCAAGCTGACCGTGAGATACATGTCGGTGGACTCATGGATGGCATACACATCAAATCCACGTCTGAACGCTTCCAACCACCATCCAACATCCTTCACAATCCGATGAGGATCGCTACCATCTGGCAGAGTCTTCGACGTGCATGGGACTAGGCAAACTCGAACCATGAGGCATTTACCAGTCAAAGAGCGCAGGTGGTCCATGACTCGGGCAAAGTATTCTGGCTCAACGTGCTCCAAAACATCTGTGCAAACCACCAAGTCTGCCGGTTGTGGCATGGCTGAAATCTCGGGGATAGATGGATCATAGTCAGCCACCTCAATTCCACGGCTGTGCATTTCCTTCGAGAAGGTCTGTTTGCCAGCGCCATAGTCCAAAGCGGATGAGCATCCGTGCTGTCGATACAGTTCTTCTGCCAAAGCAGCCTGTTCCCAGCCTTTGTATCCAAAGCGGACATCGGGATTGAGGTGGAGGTCTTGATTGAGCTGGCGGTATTTGGGCGAGATGAGTTCGGGTGTCATATTCCAAGGCGGGTTTTCATACAGGCTGTCAAAGGTTCTAACCTGACGAGCGGCGATTTCTTTTCGTTCCAGTTCGGCAACTTGCTTCACTCTCTCCAAGGTAGATTCTGGATTCTTGAAGAACCTTTCAAGCCTATCATTGGAGAAATGTTTTCGCAAGGCCCCCTCGCCGCCAAAAACGTAAAGGGCAACAGCTCTGGCTAGTCCGGGCTTCTCTCCCGAGTTGGTGTATGTCCTGTATTGAGCATGCGGCCTTACTCTCTCGGGCCACTCCCCGAAGTGATAGACTACGCCATCCGGTATTGCCCAGTTTTCGTAGCCAAGCATCCAAGTCTTCATGCCGATATAGGAGAGAACACCCCATCCCAAGTTGTGCTCTGCGCAACATCCTAAGCCTCCAATGTCAGCCCAAACCGATTTGCGGATCATGTAGGGCATACCCTTCCACGGAACCATGGATGGCTTTTCGACGGGGGTTGCGCCAGCCCATTCTCCCAAGGGAGTTCTGGAAACGCTAAGATGCGTCCTCTTGGTTGCGGAGGAGCGATGCGCCCATTGGATCGGTGCGTGGACAAAGCCAATCGGATCATCCTTGTGTTCCTTGTGGAACTTTAGCAGGGCTGGAATCGTATTGTGGCCTATCAGTGTGTGAGCGTCTGTGTAGAACAGGTATTCGCCCTTTCCCTCTTCGTGGGCCAGATGAATAGCCTTCGCGATGGATGGATTCTCAAGCCTGACAACCCGAACGATGCCCTCCTTGATTTGCCCAGCTAGGCAATCCATCGCCGCTAGATGGACATCCTCGTCGGAGTTTTCCACGACTACGATTTCTGCCGTGACGCCGGATTCTTTGATGGCCTCCACTGCGGACAAAACCGTCACGCAAAGCATGGACGTTTCGTTCCTTGAGGCTAGGACGATGCTCAATTCCATTTACGGAGGTGGTGTCGTTGGAGGGTCCGTGCTTGGAGGAACTGTCGTAGGCGGCAAAGTCGTCGGCGGAAGTGTAGTTGGCGGTAAAGTTGTAGGCGGAACCGTAGTCGGCGGCAAAGTTGTGGGTGGCAGCGTAGTCGGCGGCAAGGTCGTAGGCGGCAAAGTGGTCGGCGGAAGGGTCGTAGGAGCAACCGTGGTCGGCGGAACAGTTGTCGGAGGCAATGTCGTTGGCGCTCCCGTTGTTGGAGCCGCCGTGGTCGTCACTGGAGGCTCTGGCTCTCCGCCCACATACGTCACCACCCCGCCAACAATGGACAGATACGTCCCAACTCGAATCGGCACCACCTGCAAAGAAGGTGTGGCGTCAAACGAGTTATCAATCCTCACCACCGGCCTAGCCTGCTGCCGGATGGTAACTTGGTCCGAACCACGCTGACGGTTCGCAATCAGGCCTCCGACTCCGTATTCCTTGGGAGCGGACTGATACGGGCTGGCATCAGGGCCATACGTGCCGTTTGCGGTCGTAATCATTGGATCGTCTCTTCAGGCTGCGGAGGCGGGAAGATTTCCACCTGCTCACGTAGCCACATGCCGTTCACATACTGCTGCGTGTCGCGGAGGATGAAGCTCTCCCAGTCGATGAAATTGGTCGCCGGAATGATCGTCTTGTTCGGATTGCGCCCCGGAGGAGGGTTTTGAACGCCCACTCCAACGATGATTTCCGCTGTGTATTGCTGCTCTGGAAAAACGACCGTGGGATGCAGGCAGCGAACAAAGTCCATAGAAACGCCGATGTAGGAGCCATTCACATCCGTAGGCACCGGCTGCTCATGCGTCAAATCAGCCTCGCTCCACGGCGTCGGGGAAAGGAACTGTCGGACGATGATGGTCGAGTTGTAGTTGACCTCTGGAATGAACTTGTAGCGCGGCAGAATGCGCGGCGTAGTGACGATGGATGCGCCGTTATTGATCGCCAGCGGGAAGGCATTCGTCTCGATGGCGTAGAGGTCGAGGAGGACCGCAGGCCAAGTGTAGTTCTGCGTGTCAGGGAAGACCTTGAAGGGCTTGTTCTTGGTGCCTAGACCATCCTTGGAGTTCTCGGTCTTTGATTTGCCGAACAGGAAGGAGATGGAGCCAGCGCCACCTTTGGAGCAGGAGACATAGATGTAGTCGCCCCATTTCTCATTGGCGCGCTCACCGTTGACAGCCCAAAGGAACTCCTTGTAGCGTGTCACGCCTGCCTGCAAAACGGGCTTCTCGGGCGACAGGAATAGCTCCGGGTTGATCTTTTGGTCAGGCACCGACACCGAGAACATGAACTCGTTCGGGTCTGGCGTCGGGAGTAGCTGGAAATTCGAGGCCATTAGACGGTGTTCGGGGGATACGGAGCAATCACATCGCCAGTCTGCCATTCAGCGGCCAGAGAGGCAGGGGTGCCATTCTCAATAGTGAAAATCCAGTGCGTCCGAGCAAGGAAGGTCTGCCGGAGCGGCTGATGGTTGATTTCGTCGGAGACTGAGGCCCGGAGGTCGGTGGTTCCCTCCACCGAAAGACCGCCCACCCCCCCCGCAACAGCGCTTGCACCACCTCCTGTGAAAACGCTCGGGATGACTGCGGCTGCTCCAGCGAAGGAGCCGGGTGACACAGTATACGCAGTAGTGCCGATTTCAGGCCAAAGGGTCGTCGTATTCGTGAAAATATCCCGAAACTCGCTCGACCACACCCGGATTTCGTCCCGCTGAATGATTGCGTAGCCAGCGGTGATATTTGAGCCGAGGTTGACCGCAGTTCCGCCGAGGGTTTCGGCCAGCTTGCAGGTAGCGCCAGAACTGTCTCGGGCAAAATAGACTCGGTTCGTGGTGACGTTGGAGCCTCCTGTAAGCTGCGTGAAGGTGATTTGCAGGCCGTCTGACAGCGTTGCACCGGCAAAGGTGACTACATCCGTGGAATCGACCCCCGTGACGCCTGCGTAGGCCGTGGTTGATCCGGTAAGGGACACCGCCGAAACGTCGTCGTAGCGGAAGAATCTGCCGTTCTTTCGCGAAAGGAAAAGTGTGCTACTTGCCATAATTTCGGAGAATATCACTTGCGCGGGTGAGGGCAAGCCAAGATTTGACCGTTACGCCTTGCTTTTGAGGTGCATTCGCCTAAAATAGCGAAGCCGCTGGAACTCGTAATTCCCAGCGGCCTCTAACCTCAACAAGTTCCGCTTCCATGAAAAAGCTCGTCAAGGCTGGGTCAAATTTATGCCCAGAAGAAGAAGTAATCAATCACACAAATCTACTGATTGATGATGAACCGCTCCAAGTCCTGCCAAAGCTGGCAGTATCTATGGGACTGGATGAGGCCATTGTAATCCAACAGCTTCACTACTGGCTAAACCCGAGACGGAAATCCGGGAAAGTCATTGGTGGTAGGAGGTGGATTTATAATACTTATAAGGAGTGGCGAGAGACAAACTTTCCATTTTGGAGCGAGATACACATTAAGCGTTTGTTTATCAGTCTGGAGAAGTCAGGCGTTATCGTATCCTGTCAGCCCGAGGGTAGGATGAGCCGTCGTAAATACTACCGACTGAGCGACGCTTTCGTTTTGAGGGCGAAAAGGGGAGAAATTGACAAACCTGATGGTATCTCAAATGAACCATCGTCGTATCCAGTTGATACCATCGTCGTATCCAAACGATCCGTTCCTATTACAGAGACTACTAGCAGAGATAACAAGCAGAGAGTCTTAGTCGAAGACACCTCTAATCGAGGTGCTGGCGAATCTGAATCTTTTCCGTCGTATAACTCAGTCTGGAAGCCTAGAAGCGGAACCAAGGAGGAGAAGCTGGCCATGATACGACCGAGTAGCAATTACCCATCGGAAGCAGAGTTTGATCGCTACCTAGACTCAGAGGCGCTCAACAACGTAATCAGCGGTCGTCCAGACCTGTATTCTCAACTTTGCGAAAACAAGTGGCACCAATGGAAGGAACATCTCAAGAAATGGGTTCCGATCAATAATTGGAAAGCCTACGTTGTGGCTCTATCCGTGAAAATAAATGAAGACCTTCACTTCAACCTGTAAGCAATTATGAACGGCGACCCATCTTACCTACCAGCCTTAGCCAAGATGCTTGCCTCTCAAATGGAGGAGCGACCTTGGGCGCAGGATGTTGACTGGAATAACTCAGCCATGAAAATGCTGCCCGGTAGTGGAGGAACGTATGTAAAGCGCCTAATCGCTCTCGCGAAGCAGATGATGAAAAGAACCCCGAAGGCCAAGCGTCTAAAGAGGCAAAACGCCAGACTGAGAAAGAAGAAAAGAAAAGAGGAAGAGTCTTGTAGAAACAAGAAAAAGCTCATCGGTATCCTGAAAACAAAAGCGGAACAGCTTTGGAGCGGCGATTTGTGGTCTTTGAATTACTCCGATTTTCTCCTCACCCCTTACTGGAAGATCGTTCGTGAGATAAAACTACGGCAGGCCAATTTCTCCTGCGAGAGATGCGGATGTGGTAAATGCCTCCAGACTCATCACAAAACATACGACCACCGAGGCTCCGAGCATCTTCATCTTGGAGACTTGGAAGTTCTGTGCGATATTTGCCACAAGCGTCATCACAAGATAAAATAGCCCCAAGAAACAATGGCGCAAACCCTGCATCCCGTGTGACACACCTTGACTCGCCCTCCGAATAAGCGTAAGGTTGGAGATATGAAACCCGAACCCCAATGGCACGACTTCCCGCTTGAGAGCGGCCTGTATGCGCTCCGTTGCGGAGAATATGTGGCTATTGCCCACATTTACAGCGATGGGTCGGCTTGGTATTACCGAAATGAAGGATATAGTTACGCATACCCATTTGCTCCAGAGCTATTCAACGGCGAGTGCTACGGGCCTATCGAGCTTCCAAAACTGTAAGTATGACAAACAAACAATTCGCCGTCCTCGTTGACGACATCCGCTCCCAAGTTCGAGCGCAGGCAAATTCAATCGACTCCATCGCCGCGTTCGTATCAGCAGTTGCCTTTGAGGTAATCGAAAACAAGGCTCCAGACGTTTCTTGGGATGAGCTTTTCGACAAGACCATCATCGTTCTTCGTAGCACCCTTGAAGGGGTTAAGAATCACTATGAAAAGCATACGCCAAACGGATAAAGCCATGACCCCGGAACAAACCCTCACAAAACTCCTCGACCTCTGCGCCCAACATGGCTACGACGCCGTGGCGATTGGGATGAGACATGAGGTTGTTCCTCACTCAATGGGATACACTTTTCCAGAAAGCGGAATCTTTGCCAAACCCCAAGGTCGAAGAAAGTGTGAAATTGATGGATGGCCTGCGATCTGGACGCTAACTGAAGCGGTTGGCTTGGAGTCTAGTTGTGGCAACACGCACCAACGTTTCGTCAAAGACATCCCCTTCCACCCTCAAGTCTGGCAACTTAAAAAGGGCAAGTGGGCGAAGATTGCGGAGGAGGCCTAATGCCTCACCTCTGCCCTGCCTGCCACGCTTTCGGACGTTCCTTGTGGAACAATTCATGCCTATGCACAGGTGACGCCATGCAGCCAACAGCGTTCCATAAGTGGTCGGTAAAGAACCGCATCCCCTACAACATCCCACAGCCTGAAATCGAACTGCCGAAAGTGGTTGTCAAAAAGCCGAAGCTGGTGTTTGGTCAGGCTATAACGAAAATATGACCTACGAAGAAGAAACCATTGAGGACGCCCTTGTTACCCTCTGCGAAACCGTGTTCGACCCGGATCGCGCAGCGCCGTTAATCCGCAAGAACATCGCCAATCGCATTGCCTGCGAATACACCGTGAAGTTCTACGGCACGGAGGCTGGAATCATCATGGAAACGAATCTAGTAACCAAGGCAGAGCCTAAGAGGCTTGGAAAGAAGGTGGTGGTGTGAGTGAAACGCAAGTTTTATCGAATGTCCTTGGTGGCGCTCAGGCGGCTGATTTAACCGCAATGAAGACCGCATCTATTATGAGCCGTCAAGGATATAAAATCACGGGCTTTGTGGTGTGTCACCCTGAAACGCATGAGCGGTGTATCGTGGAAATGTCCGCGTGCCGTTGGCTGACGAATGAGGAAATGTGGTGGCTCATGCACGTCAGCAAGTCACCTCTTAACCCTACCTCATCTCCTCCACCCACCGAACCATAATCGGCGTGATCGTGGAATTATCGCCATCGTGCATGGAGCAGCCTTTTGGGCATTCGATGAACCAAGTGCCGTCGTAGCCAATCTTGGGCCGCTCCTTGTGCTGTCGGCAGGCTGGAGCGGTCTGGTCGAAGTCCCGCATTAGGCGCTCGATTTGGGTCATGCTTTGATTTCGGCTGGAAATCCGCACGCCACACGAAGCTGTCCCATTGGAAATAAGGGGCCGGGGTCCACCTTGCGTAGGGGTGCGATGTCATCATGACCAATCACATCGTCAAGATTGTAGCGTTCAACGAGCGCCTCAGCCAGTTCCGTGCAAGCCTTCACCTGCGCCTCGGGATACGCCTCCCATTCCGTAATAGGACCGCCGTTCTTGTGGCGAGCTTTCACCAGTGGCAGTTTAGTCCACCTAGAGGCCAGTTTGGCGTCGTCACCAGCGTTGGCTAGTTCAATGCCAATCGAACAGGAATTGAGGCCGTCAAAACCCTTCCATTTCGATTTACCAGCATGTCCGCAGACTACGTTGAACGGGCGGCACTGGATAATGGAGCCATCACGGTCGATAACGATGTGGGCAGAAGCCCCTTTGGCCGCTGGCGTCTTCCAGAAATTGACGGAGGATTGAGCAGAGGCACCGTTTGTAAAATGGATCACAAGAAAGCGCCGAACAGGCATCGGTGATCCTCCCGCGATTCGGTCACGTTTCACGCCTTCAAGCCAGTGGTCTTTGGTGATGTTCATTTTGGTTCGGGTAAAAATGTGGGCCTGTCTGGAGATACAAGCCAATCGTGCGCCTGTTTCCAAGCATCCATCGGAGTCTCGTCATGGAAGACATGTCCTCCATGGTTCTTCAAAACAATGCTGAACATGCACTGAGGATACTCCAAATTGCCATGCTGGAGTTCTCCGCCAACTTGGATTACATCCCACCAAACTTTGGCTAGTTGAAGGGCTAAGTCCCTCCAGATGATTTTACCTCCAAGTGCATATTCTGTGTCGTTCTGGTTCATAAATTCGGATTCTTGATAACAATCAGCCCCCAAACGACTAACGCGACCGCCGTAAACAGTAGGCCAGCAATGACGGATGGTGTAAATTCGACGATCATTACGGCTCAACGTCCTCCTCAATCATTCGAGTGTTGTGCTTGTAAAGAAATGCGGCCATGTCGGTGCTGAGTTTGTCCACTACTTCCTCGGGCAACGCCCATTCCCATTCGTGGAGAAATTCATGAATTAAAATGCGGAGATGAGGCTTGCCGCGAAGCCGGTCGTCTATTTCAATCCTTCCATTACCGTGCGCAAGCCCGAGAGCGCGATGTCTCCCGAGCTTGCGACGTAGAACGGTTATGGAGCTTGATTTCACTTTTTGCGTAGCTGGGCAACCATTGAGGCGCTCGCCCCGTTGATGCGATGAGCGATGTAGCTGTTGCTTTTGCCCTTGTGGCGTTCAATAGCCGCCAAGATGCGTTCTTCTAGGGACTTGGGCTGACTTTTTGTGGCGACGCCTTCCTTGGCAGGAGAAATGCCATCGTCTGTCTTTTGTCGATAGCATCGAACGCGAATGGTCATGCGGCGTTTCATGTCCCAAACTGGGAACTCCTGAGTCTCGAAAGCTCCTGATGCCAGACCGCCTTTGAGCAGGTCGTGAACCCGCTCTGGAGAGCATTGAAGCTCGGCTGCGATCTTGTCTTTGGTGTCCCAACCTGCCGGGATGCTGAACTTCTGGACGTTGATTTTATCGACTGCTTTTTGCCAATTCATAGTGTGTTTTGCGTGGTTTATTGTCTGTTTTTGCGTGGTTTATCCAACAAAGATCGGGAAGGTGACGGTCCTTCCGTAGCGTTTGTCGAAAATGAATCCCGTTTGGGAAGGTGGTTCGTATGGGGCCTTAATGACAACGGAGTAAGCGTTGTATCCAATCAAACTCCCGTTGCAAATCCACTTCGGGTTCTGCTGACTCTGGTGCCAGTGACCAAAGATGTCGAGGTCTGCCGGGACACCCTTGTTCCAAGACGCAATAGCTTTCTCAACTGGGATGGTCAAACCACCAATGCCGCCTTGATACTGCAATCCGTCGCCGTGATGAATGCGCAGGGTCTTGCCATAGAGGTCGAGAAGCAGGTGGTAGCCATCGGAAACGTGCCATTCAGCCTTGCTGCCCATGTGCTTCGCCATCGTCTTATAGAGCATCCATTCGTAGGAGTTGGCGGCACCTGTGGCATGTCGTGGTTTGCGACATGTTCGACCATGATTTCCATAGACGCAAGGAATTACTATTTCCCCAAAGTGCTTCGACAAAAGCTCAACACCGCTGGCAATTTGATCTTGAAGCCACAGAACCGTTTGCGTAGGCGATAGAGCATTGTTCTCCATCAGTTCCTCATGAATGTAGCCCGTCATCAAATCGCCCCCTAAAACAAGCACAAGGCGGTCAATTTTGGCTCCGTGACGCTGAATCTGAGCCATGCGAACAATGGACTGCCAGAAACGGTTGATGCGCTGTTCAGCAATGTCCAGATTGAACTCGTTCAGGTTGTTGATGGTCTTGCCCTCAACGGTTTCCTCAACGTGCCAGTCAGAAGCAACGGCTACAAAGGTGGCCTCTGCGTCCGCATCTGGAGAAACCTTAATCTTGGATGGCTTAGGCTTTTCTGAGCAGATGCCCAGCGCCGTATTGAGCTGCTGGTCTTTTTCCGAGATGATGTCGAGGAGGTTTTTACGCTCGGATTCAAAGTCGGCCACGGTCTTTTTGTGGCGAATTTCCTGTGTTTCGTGAACGGCTGCGGACCAATTTTTCATATTTACTTTGGGTTAAGTGCTTCTTGAACGCGCTTCATGTAAATATCCGCCGAATACCACCTCTCGTCAACCTGAGAGGTATAAATACCATCCTTGGTCTGGATGGTCGTCCCAGCCTTAAGCTCCAGTGTGTCTGGAGAGTAAACTTGCATTGAGCTGGCGACGGTAGGCGAGGTTTGAGCGCAGCCTGTCAGCAATAGTGCGATCAGCAGGAGTGCCTTTGTTTTCATGGTCGATGATCTTTTCGGTTAGGGACTCACACTCTTTCGTCACCTGCCATTGGAGCCACAAAGGAAAAGCCTTCGCGAGTGACGCAAAGGCTTCGAGAGCGGCGGTGATGGCGGCTAGAATGGTCATTTCACGCTTTAGGCTCGGGCCAGATTGGTCCTGCGTCAGCAGCCCTGAGAACCATTAGAGCTTGACGGATTTGGGAGGCGTCTGTGGCATTTGAGTCAGCCTGTTCAATGCTTCCCTCCGAGCGATAAATTGGCTCGTTGTTTTCCAGAACTTCGAGACTGACTTCCAGTTGTGCGATTGCGGCTTTCATTGTGTTTTTGAGGGGTGGCGAATTACTTCACAGCATACTTGCGGGCTACGAACGACAGGCCGGTTTCAAGGAGCCAGCTTGCTCCAGAGATGAGGCCAGCAGCGATAGTGGACGTGAGTTCCGCATCCACGCCTTTAGCGGCGAGGTAAGCGGACAAAGCGCCAGCCGCATAGGTGACGCCCTTCAAGGCCTGACGAATGATCCAGCCGGAGTTGGTAGTGGCGAGTTTGATGGCAAGTTCTTTCATGGGTTAATGCTTACGTTTATTGTTGGGTTCTGTCAAATCCTCGTTTTTGGACGACTTAGCCTTCAGGGCGTCCAGACTGAGGTTTTGATAGTCTCGCAGGGACTTATTTTGATCCTCTTGAAGCTGCTCAATCTTGGTCCCTACGTCGTCAATCATCTTAGTAAGTTTGTCCAAACAATCAGCAAACCTGTTCATTGTCGAGAGTCCCTTGCCCCACACCGCCCGCAGAATCAGGGCGATGAAAGCAGCTAGAGCGACGATGAAGAGGATTAACACGACATGGAGTGGCTGAAGGGCAAGCTCCTCGGGGGAGATTACAGCCATTCTAGTGTAACACCCATACGCTGTCGTAGCAACTATTCCTAACCCAGAAATAGCAGCTCCGGCGATGTGATACGCCAAGGCAACCGGGAGGTCCAAGCTGGAGTCGAAAAAGGTCTTCACTGGGTCTGAGAAGTGTTAGTTTCTGTTTTGGAAGCTATGAACTCCGCGAGCTTCTGGAAGTGGTTTTGAAGCGCCCATGCGTCTCGAACAGTCATTTCAGCTTTGAGGTTGGCGACGAAACCAACGACGGCATCGAGGGTTTGCTGGGCTTCAGGTTGGGTGATCGGTGTCATGGAGTTTGGATGGCCTGTTCGACCTGCGCGATGATTGCCATGCGCTGCTCAAATGGCAAGTCCTTGGCTGCGCTTACGAGGCGTAAAGCTGCGGCGTTGAAGTCGGCATCGGTGTAGGAGGCGATTTCGGCATTCAGTGAGCGCAGGAGATAGGCTTCGACGGTCAAGGGGTCAGGTTGCACCTCGTCTGCCCGCTTTTGAAGCGAGGCGGCCTGCTCCGCGTTGAGTTCAAGGGTTAGGGTGATGGTCATGGCTTATGCTGCTCCAAGGGTTGTGACTGTGCCGGACGAGCCTCGATACTTCAAAGCTCCTGCCTCGACGTAAAGGATGCCTCCGCCAGTTGGATTCGTTGTCGGAACGGTCGTGGCGTTTCCGAGGAAAAGGACACCGCTACCACTGCCGTAGCTGCCAGCATTGGCAAGGAGGGTGGTATTGTAGGTCGTGGCCTCAAAGACAGCCCTTGCGGTTCCGTCCGTGACGAGTTGCATGACGCGAGCCGTGCCACCGCCGCTGCCCTTCTCTGTGCCTATTTGCAACGTGTTTGCCGTGGTGCGCCAGTCAAAGATGCCTCGTTCAAAGTTTGTTGCAGAGGTGTAGGTGTTATAAACACGAACAGTTTGCGCAGAGGTTCCGTTGCGGCTTGCGAGAATACCGGACGCATCACGGAGCAAAATAACATCCGATGATGCTGCTGGGGTGTCATTGGTCCATCGAACCGAGCTTAACGATCCCATTGCAACCCCCGGCAGAAACCCGCTGCTTCCAATAGCGGTCCCACCTTGTTCGTTGCCTGAGTTCAAAAATAGAAAGCCAACATCCGTGCGCCGCCAGATAGTATCTTTCGTATCATTCGCGAGTCTGATGCCGGTCGTATTAAACTGCACCATGCGCGAGCCGTTGACCGTGAAGTCGATAGAATTGCTACCGCTGGAGTAAATGCCAGTGTTTGCACCAGCTCCGGTAAATGTCAGCGACGGAGCCGATGCGCTGCCCGCTGACAATGTCTGAACCCCCGTAAATGTATTCGCCCCCAAAATAGCCAGCGTCCCACTCGCGGCCATGTTGTTCGCAAGGCTGGTGGCTACGTTAGTGCCGAGCCCAGTGATATTGCCGACAGCCGGTGCTACCGTATTGGTGCTTACAGCAGTTATGAGTCCCTTGGCGTTGACTGTGATAGCTGGAATTGCGGTAGAGCTGCCGAACGACCCGGTGTTGCTGTTGACGGTCGCCAGTGTCAGCGCGCCTGTGTTAGCGAGCGTGGCGTCTCCTGAAACGGACTTGTTCTCGAAGACGGTCCCTGCGCTGTTGGCGACGAGAATCTGGCCCGTCGAGAGACTGGTGATCGTCACGCCCTCGTCATCCTTGATGTTGGAGCCGAGTGTGCGGTTGATGAAGACCGTGCCGTTGGAAGCGTGGGCATGGACGACTGCGAGAACCTGCACGTGTGGATTCGGCGCTGCGGGCTGCGTTTTAGTCAATGACCCGGTTGTCGTCCCAGCGTAGATGATCTCGCCATCTGCCCAAGTCTCGCCATAGTTGCCGCCGTTGGTCTGGATGCCACGCAGTTTGCCGAAAGCGATGACGAATCCTTCACTGCCGTTGGCTAGGCTTTCGGCAGTAAGACCCATGAAGTAGGTGCTCGGGCCGGTGCCATTCCACGGTTGGATGAGCAGCCTGCCGCTGTTGCCTGTAGTCCCGTTATACATGACGGGCACACCTTTAGCAATGGTGCTGCCGGTGCTATTTCTGACGTGATACAGGACGTGCTGGCCCGTGTGCATCGCGAAGCCGTTGAGCTGGATGTCGAGCGTTTCGTCGTTGGAACTCCACATCATCTGGCCTGCCGTGGTAAGCGAGCCGGTGGGTGTGGTGTCCATCGCGATACTGTTGACGCTGGCGAGGTCGCCTGTGTCAGACTGCGTGATCTGGCCGTTTTGGACGAGTTTACCCGTGGTGCCGTCGAACCGAACTAGCGCATTGTCGGCGGCGGAGGCAGGACCAACTACGTCTCCGCTTCCAGTTGCGGCAATGGTGGTGCCCGTAATCGACAATCCGCTTCCAACAGTCAGAGATGTTAGCTTGTTTTGAGACTCATCCCAAAACACCAGTTTATCGGAACCTTGATCGTCCGCCGAGATGGATTGTCCGGTGATTGTCAGGATGTCTGTAACCGTTGAGTCCAGTGTCACATCCCCGCTATTTGTGCCAGAAAGGGTGCCAGAAGCGCCATCAGCAATCGTAATCCCGCTATCTTGGATGAGCTTTCCAGTGGCTCCATCAAAGCGGACGATAGCATTGTCAGTGGAACTGGCTGGTCCTACCACATCTCCAGAGCCGCCCGATCCTCCTCCGTAGTTAATCTCCACCGTCACGTCTCCTTCTTGGGTGACGCTAACTGTCGGCTTGCTTACCGGAGTTGTGACGTTGACGGACGTGCTCATGAAGGAAGAGAATACTGCTGAAGGACTTGCATGGAGCCTTGGAGGTAGGTTTGAATCACATCATCGCTATCCGTGACGCGGAACTGCCAGACGTAGGTGCCAGCATTGAGGCCAAGGTTCTGTTGCGGAATGGTGAAAACCCAGTTCACGTCATCAGTGATGGTAATGTCGCCATCGGCAGAACTGAGTTGCTTGACCGTCTGAATGTCGGACGCCTGTTTCTTGATGGCAAAGATAGCCAATTCAGCCGTGCTGCCCGTGTCTGGAGGCGTAATCGTGATGCTAGGAATCCCTCCCCAAGTGTCTCCTTGGACGAAAGCCAGATTGGCGTCGAGTTGAGTGGAATCTCCGGGGATCATGTTTTGATGATGAAGTTTACTACGAGGGTAGGCTGGATGTTGCTTATGGCAGCTGATGCTGATCCACTATAAGATACGCCATCTAAAACAAATGAGCCAATTCCAGATACCACTTGAACCTCGGAAAGATTGAGCGGCGGAAGATTGTTGGCCTCAATTTGATTTGAGCTCAAGCCAACCATATCCCCGATTGAAGGGAAACCGACTCCATCCACACCCGCTGGCACACGCCCACGGAAATCAGGAACATTGAAGGTCGTGCTATCGTCTCCGGTGCCAAACGTGGTGCCGATAACGGCGAAGAGGCTGGCGTAGGTCGTGCGGCTGACGGCTGCGCCATTGCAAAGCAGCCACCCGCTAGGAGCAGTGCCAGTGAACCAGAGCTTGCCTTCGCCTGTAATTGCGCTGCCGCTTCCACCTCCGCCGCCACTGCCACCCAAGGCTTGATAGATGCCATAGAGGATGGTCTGGACGCTTACTGGTGGCGGAACTTCGAGAGTTTGAGGAATACCGGGCATGATGGTTTAAGATTGGAGTTGTCCTTGGGCTGCATTGTAAACGCCCCACCAAAGGGTAGCTGTGTTTACAGGAGGCGGTGGCTTTGCGAGAGGGTCGTAAGTAATCGCGCCGGGATGATTGGTATTCACAAGCGCAACGCGAATAGCGTTAATCAGCCAGTTCGGACTGACCGGAGGCGGAACTGCCAACGTTTGTGGAATACCGGGCATGGCGGTTACTTGGTGAAAAGTCCCATTTCTTCGGCTCGCTTCATGGCGGCGTCAATGTCAGTCATGCCAGATTCAGGCATTTCGCCTTCCTCCTCGACTTCCATTTCCATCTCCATTTCAGGGGCTTCGATGGGAGAGCCGTCGATTTCAACGAGCGTGATATTGCCCTCGTCGTCGATGGTGAATGTCCCGACCGCTGAAAACGGCTTGCCGGGTTGAGCGTCTTGGGGGATTTCCCAGCCTTTAGGAGATTGAAATGTGAGCATGGTTTTGAAAGGAAAAGGGCGGGGCCAGCCTGTTTAGAGCCGACCCCGCCCGGTTAAGGTTAGGTCCGTGCGGGATTACGAGCAGTTCTGATTCACCGTCCAGCTAAGGGGGCAGCGGCGGAAGCGGATGACTGCGCCGTATTCAGGGATACCGGGCTGCGCGCCGTAGCCGAGGATGCCACGGAAGTAGCCGATATTGCCGTCCTTGTTGCAGTCATTGTCCTGAATGTTGCGCCACTCGAAGTTGCCGAGGTAGTCCTGCGGCTTGAACTTCATCGGGCCAGCCGTGAGGGAGGCACCGGGGATGGCGAACTTGACCACCTGATTGCTCGCGATGAAGAGGTCTTCATACTGAGCGGTGTAGTAGTCAGGATTGACTTCCGCATCGTCACCAGCCGCACTGGCCGGGAGGTAGAACGGAACATTCACCCAAGCGCCACCAACCAGATTCCAGCGAGGAGCCTGAATGTCGATCTTGTGCTTGAAGCCTTCAAGGTTCACGAAGGAACCGCGAGGACCAAGGAGGCGATCATTGGCGTTGTTCGACCAGCGGATGTTGTTCAGGGTCGTCTCGTTGTTGACGAGAGTGGCCTGAGCTTCACGGCTAAGGATGAGCGGAAGGACGGGCTGGCCGTATTCGTTGGTGCCAAGACCGTTGTTCTGGTGAGCGCCGTCAGCGACGAGGCGGTCATACCAGTAGTCGAGCATTTCACGATTAATGGTGCCGATGGTGCCAGTGCCGAAGGCAGAGCTGGAAGTCGTCATGGACGAGTCAGCGACAGCCTTGTTGGAGCAGACGGAGGTGAACTCCGTTTTGCGCTGGACGGACCAAGCGTATTTGGAGTTGTTCTGAAGGTTGCGCAGAATGTGCGAACCCTGTTGAACGATTTCCCAAGCCATACGACCGTCTTCGATACAAATCTTTTCAGATTCGACAGCAGCCTTCTTGAGGCTCATCGTGCGACGAGTAGAGGCTTGATAGACCGTTGCGGTAGGAGGAGAGCAGGAACCGCCAGCATCGCCTTCGCCGCCGTCATTGAAGCCGTAGGTTTGGAAGGTGATAGCCGAAGAAAGCGGCATACTGCGCTCGAAAACCAAAAAGTTCGGAGATGCTGACATTCCGTCAGGCCAACGTGTTTTCGGGACGATTTCCTCAGTATCCCAAGGAGAAGTTGCCCAGTTGCGATACATGGTATCGCTAGAAAGGCGGTTTGCTTCGGAAACGAAGTAATTATTAAGATCGGTGCAGGCCATGGTGGTAAGTGCCCTGTGGGCGGAGAGAGGTGATTTTGAGGGATAGCTTTTTGTGAACAAACAAAGTGCTATCGGCACGCGCCGTAGCTGTCTGTTCTGCTTTCCATCCGAGCGAAGATGAACACCGTTGCCGGTGGGTTTAAGCTCTTGATGCCTCTTTCCGTGGGTGAGCGGTCCTACGACATGAGACTAACGCATTTTCTGCTCGTTGCCGGTCTTTTGGCACAGGGCATTCCACCTGTCAACAAAATCTTCTGGAAGCGTATCGTTTTTCTTGAAATTATCCACGCCCCAAAGAGGCCGCAGATTGCTAAAGTGATTCAGCATATACACCTCCTCTTTGTCTGTTGCCGCCGCAATCGGAATGTAATGGTCGATATGCCACAGGTGACGATTCGACCAATACATGCCATCGACAAACTGTGATTCTAGGTGCTGGCAAAAGTGCCCCCAAGTGCATCCAAGAATCTCCCTTGATACCCTGTCCTTTCCATGTCCACGCTCAGATAGGGCTGTTCTAATCCTAGCCCGCAGCCGTCCAGACACAACAAACAAGGGATCGGTGGCTCGTTTCTCTCTTTGGTAAGCGTTGAATTTATCCTTCTTCTCAGGTTTGGCCCTATACCTCTTGAAGTAGGAGGACATTTTATCTGGATTCTCCTTAGCCCACTTTCGACTTAGAAGTAGGTGGCGCTCCTTATTGTTCTCAGACCAACGCTTATTGTTCGCCAAAATCCTTTCGCGATTCTTTCGATAGTATTCCTTCTCCTTGGCCTTGTGCTTCTTATGCTGAAGGCGTGAATACTCGCGAGCCTTTTCTGGATTAGCGGCCCTCCTTTTGTTGGCGCTCTGCCTGCACCTCTCCATGAGAACAGCCTTCCTATCGGAAGTCACCCAGTATTCGTTCCCATTGTGGAAGCGGTAGAAAAACAGCCCGTCTTCTCGTTGTTCCCAACGCTTCCTCTTGATTGGAGCGTCATTCTGTGATCCCATAAGGACATCGGTATTCATAATGTGTCTGTGATTACTGAAGAGGCCCGCATGGATTCGTAGTCCAGCGGGCCTCGTCTTTTAACTCAATGTTGGCTTGGCGTCAACTCGCCCTCTGTGCATTCTGGAATCGACTCCAAGAGCTTTCCCAGTCAAGGCCTCCGGGTTCTGGAGCGGCCTCCTTCACGGGCTGATTGACATTCGTGCTCACATTTGGCTTGGCGCTGTTCCGCTTCGCCATTTCCTCTTGAAGCTGAGTCACACGCTGCTTTTCAGCGGCGTAAAGGTCATTCAGCTTGGTAACGAGTGGTGCCAGTTTGGCAGCAAGGGCGCGATTCGCAGGCGTGTCCTCAAACCTTGAGGTCTTCATGGCCTCAAGCACCTCTGGATGCTCCTTCAAGAAAGCAAACTTCTCGTTGATCTGCTTCTCGACAGCTTCGTTGGCAGAGCGGAAAGCGGCTTCATCAGCCTCCGCCTTCTTCTTGGCCTCCGTCTCCGCGATGTAGGACAGCTCCTTCTTCGCGTTCTCGGCGTTGTCGATCATCGACTGAGACTTGGCGAGGATTTCCCGAAGACTCTTGGCGTGTCCGGCCAGTTCGGCGGCATCCATTGGATTCCAGTCGCTAGTCAACTCACGAAGGGCACGACGCAGTTCGATGGGATCATCCTTGCGCATAGCCTCTTTGAGGATGTCAGGAGAAACGTCGTAGGAGCGAGCAAGCTCCTCAACAGCCGCTCCAAGCTCCTCAGAGGGACGAATAATCTCCTCCTGAAACTGGCGCGAATTTACAACATCGTGGACGCTACGGAACTTCTCGTTCTCGGCATCGCGCTCTTCAAGCTCCTTGATGCGCTTTTCGTATTGAGTCAGGTCTTTGCCCTCAAACTCGGCCAGCTTTTTCTTGGCCTCTTCGATTTCGATAAGGCGCTCTTGAAGCTCCTTGTCCTTGATGGGAAGCTGCTTTTCCTTCAACTCAGAAAGCTCTGTGCGAAGCGTGGAAAGCTCATCCTTCATGGACTTCCAAGTCTTCACAGCCTCGGGCGTTGCGTGCTTTTTAGTCGGAAAGTCCTCGGGAATCTCGCCGTCATCGGCTTTGGTGGTTTCCTCGGTCTTAGTTGTCTCCTCGACCGTTGTTTCCACCGCTTTATCGACAGGTTTCTCAACGGACGATTCCGGCTCCTTGGCCTTCGTGAACTCGTTGAAGCGTTCCATCATCACCGTGGCGTCGAAGTTGCCTTCTCCGGGAACGGTTTCGATGGCGATATTTGGATCAGGGACGGCTACTGCTGGTGCTGGTGTCATAGTTGTTATTGGCGGGGTTCAAAATACTGTTCGTTGTAGTGGTCAAACGGAGGTGGCAGCTCTCCATTCGCGCCCTTCTTGATGGTCGTAAGCGACTTTAGCATCCGAAGGAACCGGCGCTCGCCAGCCATGACTTCGTGCGTTGCGGCAATGATCTTCTCAGCGTGTTCAGGCTGTGAGCGATAGACCAGCTTAATGAACTCATCACTCGGCTCCGTGTGCTCTTTGATTACCTCGACAGCGCGTTTAAAAACGTCGCTCTCGATGAGTTGCTTCAGTTGTGGCGCTAGGCCGTCTTCCAGCCATTGTTGTTGTAGGGTCATGCGGGTGTATTAGCTCGTTGGAGTTGTGCCATCGCGGACTTGCGAGAGAGGTCAGCGGCGAACTCCTGCTGTTTTAGGGCCATCTTTTGAGCTGCCTCCTGTTGACGCTGCTGCATCTTGGCTCGGAACTCCTCTTCGCGCTGGTCCATCTTAATGCGCCACTCTGCCAGCATCTTTTCGATGTCGGTCGGTCCTTGGTCCTGTTGAGGCTGTCCGCCTTGTGCTTCGGCCTGTTGAGCCTGACGCGCCTCTTCCTTTTGCAGGTGGCGAGTGCCGTTCGTGATGATTTCGTTGAACTGCTGCAACTGCTGGCGGAACAATGGGGCATCGTTGCCGGTGTAGCCTTCGAGCGTCTGTGCGGCGTGGTCGAAAATCTTTGCCATCGGAGGCACGATTTCCGCGTAAAGCGCCGGATTCTGTCCCGCCTCATCAAACTGCTGGTAGTATTCCGACAGCTTGCCGATGTGGATTTCGAGGTGAACCCGCTTATTCTCGTTTGGCAGGATCATCTGGTCGAAGCCCTGAGCTAGAGCCACGTTCTGAGAGTCAGCAATCGCAGCATCAATCGGAGGACGCTGTTCGGCTCCGGGAGGCTGCGTGAGTTGATTAGCGATGTCCCAGCCAGCCACAGAGGCAGTCTGAAGGCGCACCAACTGCTGCTTGCCGTAATCGTCGTAGTAGGGATACAGGCCCATCAGGGACTCGTAGCTAAGGCGACGGGCGGCAGGAGAACCAGAGCCAATCGTTCGCGCAGCTTTCGTGTAGCGGAGGTCAATCTTCTCAAGAGCCTCCATCGGAATACCATCTTCGAGGCAGCGTTCAAACCACTCCCAAACGTATTGTCCGCCCGGATCGCCACGTTCGTAGCCCTTCCGCAGCATCCGGCGCACGACCTGATTAAACAGGCGGTCAAGAGGCTGCATGAACAGGTTGATTTCCGTGACGGAGAGCTGGGCATTCAAGTCCAAGCGGGCCATCGCCTCGAACTTGGAAATCTCGCGTCCGGTATCGAGGGTCTTGGTCGAAGTGTATTGACCAATGTTGGTCCCGACCGCCTGCTGAAGCATTTCCGTAGCAGGGATGAGTGAACGGCTGATGTCGGGTGGTTGCTGCTGGATGAAGGTGGCTCCCGGTGTGGCAAGAAAGCCAAAGCCATAGGGAACGATGCGAAAGTTCTCGACAGCCTCCTCGCTTTCAACCTGCCAAGTGGGACCGCTGGCAAAGGCCACATCCACAGCCTTGTTTCGCAGGCGCATAAGCTGCTGCATGGCGTTGAACATGTCAGCGCCAAGGCCGCGAACCCCGTGGAAGGTGGCGTTCGTGCCGATACCCTTCGTAAAGAAGATGAAAGCCTCCTGAGCAGAACGGTAAACACCCTGCTTGTAGAACAGGAAGTCCTCCTTGGTGCCATCGTTGGATGCCAAGGCGCTTTCAGCGAAGATCATCAGGCTAATCGTGCCGTCATTCTCGCGCACCCACATGTAAATCAGCGGGATCGTCGGGCCAGTCTCCCCTAGAACGAGGTCGTTATTCTTCCAACGCTGCTCCCAGTCCATCCAGTTATAGGGGTCGATGATCTGCGGATAGGCGTTCTGCATCGCCCGTTTCAAGGCGTCAACGTTCCAGCCCTCATCCTCGGCATACTCTCCCAACTGGATATACTTCATCAACTGGTCCGGCTGCTCCAGTTTCTTCATGGCCGCATACTGAATCGCGTCCTCACAGGTGCGAGTCTGGCGAGGTATTTTCAGGTAGGACAGGCTGGTTACGTCCCATTGCCAGTTATTCGGATCGGGGAAGTAGGCAATTCCAGTGCCATGCAGAGTCCGGTAGTGCGGAATGAAGGCGTAACGGTAGAAAAACTCAGGCCACGACCGAATTGTCCTACTGAGGTGTAGGGAAATACGCTGCGAAAGGTTCTGGCGCTCGGAGATGTCGCCATACTTGGTTTGGACATCAATCAGGCCTTCGGAGCCGGTAATAAGGTCCATGAACGCCGCAACAGACTGGTCGAGAAAGGACTTCGCATCGCCGGGGTTGAAGTTGGACATGTAGCCCAAGCCCTGCTTTTGGAGCATCGCTGGGTCGTAAGGCTCACGACCATCGACCATTGCCTGCACTTTTGCCATCTGCTGATTGCTGGCTAGATCGGCCTGCTGCATGCGGAACCAAAGGGAACGAGCGCCATCAACAGACTGGATACGGCGAGCGAGTGGTTTGCCCTCCGTGTCAACGACGGGTGGAGCGTAATTATTGAGGGCGGTAGGAAGTTCCATAATCAGCCGATAGTCCCACCCTTTGCTTGAGAATCAAGAGTGTTTTCGGTCCCTGAAGTAAACCCATTCGAGTCCACGCCAGTCAAAATCAGCTTCGGCTGAAGCAGGGGCGTAAGTTCTGTTTCCAGCGAGAACAGTGAACAGCCTTTCATGGTTAGCTTTGTGATGGCCTCATTCACCACATCCACGATTCCAGACAACGCCTGCATGGTGATGAACTTCTCATCGAACTGAATAGCCGCTTTGATGACGCGCATGCCCTCAGTCGTTCGGGCAATATCGCCAGTTACTTTGCCCTCTTTATCGACAATGAGAGACAGGACGCCCTCGCTTGGATTGCCGGTTCGAGGCTCCATCACCCAGCCGATTTCAGATGGGCGGATGACGTGTTGGCCGGATGCTGGTTCGGTGGTGTTCATGGATTAGATTTTCTTCACCCACTTAGCCTTGCCAGAAAGCACCAAACCATTCGAGGTATTGGCAATCTCAGCCTCGACCTGCTCATTGGTGACATCCAAGGCCTTCGCGATGTCAGCAACCTTTTGCGACTTGGCAGCTACCAGACGACCAATCTGCGTCCCAAGGAACGTCGGATGCTGCTTTTTAGGAGTGTCACCGCTAGGCTGAACGTCGGCGGTGCGCGGCGTCGATGAGTCTGCGGCACTTGCCCCTGCCGCAGCAGTCCCAGCCTTAACTGAATCAATGGGGAGATTTTTGAGAAGGAGGTCGGTAAGTGAACCGTCCTTGCAGCCGTGAATGACGATAGAAACGCCATCCCAAGGCTTTTTGTGCGACTCGTTGGGCTGAATGCCTTCAACGTCATCGCAGACAATCGAATCACCCTGCTTGCGATACTTGGCTGTGCGCCAGTTGTGTTGAATCAGCGTGGTTGCGTGCGCGTGAGGAACGATTTCATGGCGCATTGCCACGTCAAAAGGCTCCATCGGCATACGGGACCAAGGAGCGATCTTGTCCACCGAAGGCAGTTTGACCGAGTAAGTCGATAGATGCGGCGGATAGATGCCGGTGCCGACCATGTGATCCTCGCCATTGGCAGGAATGGGGCCATCTGGCGTCATCTCAAAGCCGCGAGTAGGCGTGACGCAGCCCATGTAAGGCTTATTGGCCTCCACATACTCGTCGTGGATACGGTCTAGCCAGCCAGCGACCATTGGATCATTGTCCAGCTCGAAAAAGTAGAAGGCCTCCTTGATGCCAAGGCCGTGAATCTTTGCCGCTGCCAGCTTGAAGTGACGATTCGGAGCGATGGGCCATCCTGTGAGATTCAAAGGAACAGGCAAGAAATGCGCGTCCTGAAACAGGGGCTTCAACTCAGCCATAAACTCGTTTGCCGGTTGCTTCACTGGCTCGTCAGGAATGACGGCAAGGATGTGGCGAGGATAGGGGCCAAACTTCTTGAGTAGTTCTGCTTTTTTGGCGAGCAGATGAACGTCAGACTGCGATACGGGGATTGCTAGGATCATTATGCCGGACTTAGTAGTCACGGCTGTAAGGTTGGCAAGCGAAACTTACGGAATTTCAC